ATTGTGGGGGCAGGGGCAGCTTGGTTTGGTTTGTACGCAGGTACATCAAACTCAAGTAAAAACTTTAAAGGCGAGGATTAAGTGGAGTGGTTCAACCTAATCGCAGAGTTAGGTGTACCTATAGCTGGAGCCCTAGTCATGGCTTATTTTATCTTTCTTGTTATGAAACAACTCATGGACGGGTTGGTATCTGAGATAAAAGTAGTACAAGGCATAACACAAATGTTAATTACCAGAGCTTCTATTATGAACAACGATATGATTCGTATAGATACCAGTGTATCTAGCGCTCTTGATCTTAGCCCGGATTTAAATCGTATAGCCAGAGCAGAGAACTTTGTTGAAGACGGTAAGATAGACGCCAGAAGAGACTGATGGATATAGTCCAGATAGTTTCAGATTTTGGGTTTCCTGTCGTTATGGTTGTTGGTCTAGGTTACTTTGTATATTTTGTTTGGCAAACAGTTACGAATGTTATTGACCCAGCAGTACAAGAGATGAAAGCCACAATCATACGACTTACCGATCAGCTACGTCTTCTAGATCAAGACATGATCAGACTTCAACAAAAAGTAAATACGGTGTTAGAATTAAAAGAAGAACACAAGTTAAAGGACCCTAATGAAAAGTTGGAAGGCGTACAAGATGAGACAGATTAAAACAATATTGATATTTATTATTGTTATCAGCGTTTTATTTTTCTTTCCGGCTTTCTTGCTTGGCGATGAGATGGTGTTTAAATTTAAGTCACCAAGTTTTTCTGGTCTAAACACTTCACAACACTATCTTACAATTGAAAACCAACAATTCTCTAGAAAACAAGCTATAGAAGACGACAAGCAAGCTTTATTAGATGAAGCTGAAAGAGAAGCTAATAACAGCACTCTCGCTAGATTTATTAGAAACTTAGAGTCAAGGGTGTACGCTAAACTATCTTCTCAATTGGTAGAAAGTTTGTTTGGTGAAAACCCACAAACATCTGGTTCTATAGAACTAGAGGGCAACACCATAGAATACGAAGTTGATGACGAGTACATTACACTAACGGTGACGGATGAAAACGGTGAAACAACTACTATCACTTTCCCTCTTAACAGCTTTACTTTCTAGCTGCGTTCTACTTGACTCCGAATACTCGCTAGAAAACTTTAAAATTACTCGACTAGCAGAGATAGCCTCTGTTATAAACACCGAACTCTGGGAGTTACCGCAACCAAAAACCAAACCTATTGTCGCAGTCTATCCCACTTCTTTTTTAGATCAGACAGGCCAACGTCGCAGCAACAGTTCTTTCGCTACGTTTAGCACGGCTGTTACCCAAGCGCCGTATACTCTCTTGATACAAGCACTCAAACATACTGCGCAAGGTGATTTTTTTGAAGTCGTCGAACGTATCGGTCTCGATAACCTAAGTAAAGAACGCCAGCTTATACGTTCTACTAGAGAAAGTTTCGATGAACCGCAAAAGTTAAAACCTTTAATGTTTGCAGGAATTATTTTTGAGGGCGCAGTGGTAAGTTACGAAAGCAACATAAGAACAGGCGGTACCGGGGGCAGAGTATTAGGCATCGGCATGAGCAGAAGCTATCGACAAGATACCGTTACCGTAAGTCTTCGAACCGTATCTGTTTTGACTGGGCGCATACTAACAGAGGTTACGACGACTAAAAGTATACTAAGTGTCGGCATCAACGAAGATGTGTTTAGGTTTGTGTTTAATCAGACTGAACTTGTTGAGATAGAAAACGGTAACGTCGAGAACGAATCAATCACTATAGCGCTGCAATCTGCTATTGAGATGGCAGTTTTAAAGACAGTCGAAAAGGGTATAATAAAAAATTATTGGAGTTACAAAGATGATTAAATATTTATTAATCTTTTTGGTAAGCTTTGTATACGCCGCGGATAACGAAGTCTCCATAGATCAAGTTGGTGGTACCATCAACATTGATGTAGAACAGCTAGGGTCAGGCAACTTAATAGGTGGTGCAACAGCCTCTGCCGGGAGTATGACACCACTAGACTTAGACGGTGTTACGATGACTTTAGACATCAATCAAATAGGTTCAAGCAACTTATTTAGAGGAGATATCTATGCAGACTCGTACACGGGTTTTTTTGAGTTCAGCGGTGGGTCAAACATTTTCGACATTCAAACAGATCCAAGCAATACCTACGGGGCTGATTCAAGTAACGTCAACATACAGGTTAGCGGATCTAGTAATGACATGTCGTTAGATCAAGCAACAAACGCTATGGCGTCGACACTAGATTTAGACTGGATCATCAACGGTTCAAACAACACCATAGATTCTGACATAGATGTGGATTTAGCTACTAACTACATGGATATAGACGGGTCTGATAATACGATAAACTATAACGGAGACGGCTACCAAGGTGGCTACTTTTATTTAGATCACACAGGTGGTTCAAGAACGTTAAATGTTACACAAGCTTCTACTTTGGATAACGATTGGTTACGGGTCATTAGTAACGGCTCAAATGGATCTTTCTGCATTATCCAAAACGACCAAGGCACAGCCACAAGCTGCCCTTGATGTCGGTTCAGTAGAAGAAGTATCAGGGTTTGCTCAGATAGAAAGAGACGAGTCTTTTGCCGTGACTCAAGATTTTGTCGTGCAATCTTACGACAAAGCGCAAACCGAAGCAGGTCGTATGGGCATACGCTTCGTGGACGACACAACCATTAAGATTACTGAGAACTCTATGGTCATCATAGACGAGTTTGTCTTTGACCCTGACCCATCTAAATCAAAACTAGCGGTCAATTTTTTAAAAGGCACGGCACGTTTTACTACCGGACTCACCGGCAAAGTGGCTAAAGAAAACATGGTACTACGAACCAACTCTGCTACTGTAGGTATCCGGGGCACAGACTTTAGCGTTACCGTGAACCCAGATACTTCAGAGTCTTTGTTTATATTGCTGCCAGATCAAGACGGTGCGCCATCGGGTGAGATATCGGTAACAACTGACATGGGCACGGTTGTTCTAAACCAAGCCTTTCAAGCCACTACCACCACTACATTAGAAAGCGCACCTAGCGAACCGGTAATACTAGACCTGTCGTTAGATTTTATTGACAACATGCTTATCGTAACGCCACCCAAACGTTCTAGATCATTTGACGAAGAACAAGGGACCACGGACACTGTCGACCCAATACTAGACTTCAACGAGCTAGACATAGATTATCTAGCAGAAGAAAACTTAGGCGAAGAAGGATTAGAGTTTACCGAGCTAGACTACGATGCGTTAAACGTAAACTTCTTAGAAGATCTGTTAGATATTATCAGCGAGCTAGATAAAATAGACGATGAAGACCGATTAGCACAAGAAGCAACTGCAACAAGCATAAAAGGCACAGCGGTAGGACAAGATACAAAAACACAAATAACTACAATAGTTACCGGAGAAAAGATAAAATTAAGCAGAGCCGTGGGATCTAGCGCAGCTATAAACATAGATAGCGGCAACAGTTACACCGTCGTACTAGAACAAGACGGCGTAGTAAACGAGGTAAAAGTCAACGGCGGCAGCGATTCAACCATCGTCATTAGACAGGGGAATGGTTAATCGGTATTATTTGTGCATAGTTGAGAGGAACATTTTATGCCTTTACAAAAGACTACATTCAACCCCGGGATCAATAGAGAAGGGACAGCTTATGATAACGAAGGCGGGTGGTTTGATTGTAATTTAGTTAGGTTCCGTGCAGGTAGACCAGAGAAGTTTGGCGGTTGGTCCAAGCTGCTTTCTGCTACTTATGAAGGCACAGCTAGAGCACTACACAATTTTATATCTTTAGCAGGCACTAAATACTTAGGTATGGGCACGCATTTAAAGTATTACATAGTAGAGAACAACGATGCTTTTAATGACGTAACACCTATAAGAAACACCACAGGCAACAACGAAATAGCTTTTTCTGCATCAAACGGTTCGTCTACTCTTACGATTACCGATACCAGTCACGGAGCAGTACAAAATGATTTTGTTACTTTCTCTGGCGCAGTTTCGTTAGGCGGCAACATCACCGCTGCTGTTCTCAATCAAGAATATCAAATAGCTTCTGTAACAGACGGTAACACATACACAGTGACCGCTAAAGACACTAGCGGCAGTACGGTAACTGCAAACGGCAGTGATACAGGTAATGGACAAGGCACTGTTGTAGGAGCGTATCAAATCAATACGGGACTAGATGCCTACGTATCATCAACAGGTTGGGGAGCAAACAGTTGGGGATCTAGCGGTTGGGGATCAACTACGCCTTTGTCTGCTGCAAACCAATTAAGAATTTACACTCACGATAACTACGGAGAAGATTTAATCTTTAACGTTAGAGCAGGCGGTGTTTACCGTTGGATAGAGAACAACGGCACAGGGACAAGAGCGACAGCTCTATCTGACGCTACTGGAGCTAATCAAGTGCCTACAGCCGCGTTACAAGTTTTGACATCTGAAACAGACCGACACCTAATAGTCTTAGGAGCGGATCCACTTAACACCAGTAACGTTAGAACAGGATCGGTCGATCCTATGCTGATAGCGTTTAGCGATCAAGAGAATCCGTTGGACTTTGAAACAAGGACCACGAACTCTGCTGGGGAACTAAGATTATCCTCCGGATCTTTAATTGTAGGCGCAGTAAAATCAAGACAGGAGATAGTTATTTTTACCGATACGTCTGTTTACAGTATGCAGTTTATAGGACCGCCGTTTACTTTCGGTCTTAACTTAATAAACGAATCAACAGGACTAATAGGTCCAAAAGCAGCCGTGACTGGACCTAACGGTGTGTATTACATGAGCTACGATGCTTTCTATTTATACAATGGTAGTGTTCAACAGTTACCGTGCAGCGTAAGAAACTATGTGTTTAGCGATATAAACCAAGGACAAGCATACAAAATAAACGCGTTTACTAACAACAAACACTCTGAAGTAGGTTGGTTCTACCCGTCGGCTAGTTCTAGTGAGGTCGACAGATACGTTATCTACAACTATCTAGAAAAAGTTTGGTATTACGGTCAGCTGTCTAGAACCGCTTGGTTAGACTCAAACATAGAAAGTTATCCGCAAGCTGTTTCTGGAGGATATTTATACGAACAAGAAAAAGGTTTTGATAATGACGGCGCAGAGATGACAGGCGTGTTTATAGAGTCCTCTGATTTTGATTTAGGCGATGGCGACAGCTTTGCCTTCTTACGTAGACTAATACCCGATGTGAAATTTTTAGACGATGACTCTAGTTCTAACGTAAACATAGTTACTAAAACAAGAAACTTTCCCGGTGATTCACTGACCACGGACAATACTGCAACGGTTACTCCGTCAACGCAGCAAGAACACATGCGAGCAAGAGGCAGACAAGCTGCTGTGCGTATAGCATCTAACGACGGCGATAGCGGTAACGTAGGAGTAGGCTGGCGTTTGGGTGCATTGCGATACGACATACGACCTGACGGCAAGAAGTAATGGCCAAGCTTTTACCAACCAGACTACCGGTTGCAACCACAGAGATAAGCGTAGATTTATACAATCGTCTGATAAGAATATTAGAACTTAACTTAGGCGAGTTTGATCCAAGCAACACCGATCAGTTTTCTACTGAAACACGAAATAAAACAATATTTAACGCTGGTAGTATTATTTTCAACACTACCATAAACAAATTACAGATATGGAACGGCACAGCTTGGCACGACATAACCATGACCTTAGAGGTGGATGGCAGTGTTGGCGGCGGAGTTGAAGCAGTGGCTTCAGTAGGCACAGTTACCGTGACGTCAAACAAGACCACAACTTCGGTTTTTGTGTAATAATATATTCATGGCTATTACAAGAGCACAATTAGCTAAAACAACCAAGAAAAGAAATCATCGAGGTTGCGGTAAGGTTATGAAAGGTCGTAGAAAGAGGACTACGTATGCCTAGAAAAAAGGCAAAGATGCCTGCTAGGAACAAAAAGAACTTCCGTCCTACGAAGTCAGGGGCAGGCATGACAAAGGCTGGCGTCAAAGCCTACCGTAAACTAAACCCGGGGAGTAAATTAAAAACAGCTGTAACAGGTAAAGTAAAGAAAGGCAGTAAAGCGGCAAAAAGACGTAAGTCGTATTGTGCTAGATCCGCTGGACAAATGAAGAAGTTTCCTAAAGCAGCAAAGAATCCAAACTCAAGATTGAGACAAGCTAGACGAAGATGGAGGTGCTAGATGGCAGTTAGAATAGGTAATAAAGGTAGAAAGAAAGTAGTCGACAAAGTAATTAAAGGTTTGAAAAAAGCCAGTAAGTTACATGCAGGTCAAGCTAAATCTTTAGACCCTAAAAAAATACAAAGCAAAGACAGGAAAAAGACTGTTAAAAAAGTAATTAAAGGTTTGAAAAAAGCCAGTAAGTTACATGCAGGTCAGGCTAAATCTTTAAGTGCTTTAAAATTAAAAAAAGGCGGCAAGGTAAAAAAGAAAAAATCTAAAAAGAAAAGTGGCCCTACGCCAACCAACCCAGCTTTGTATTCTAGAGTGAAAGCAGAAGCGAAAAGAAAGTTTGACGTATACCCTAGTGCATACGCAAACGCTTGGTTAGTTAGAACATATAAAAAACGTGGTGGCGGATATAGATAATGGCCACCGGTTTAAAAAA